CATTTTATTTTGATATACACAAGCACTTATATACTTCTGACCAAACAAAAATTAGTTTGTTAATATTGTTTATATTTGTATGTTCAAGCATATGGATAGGCAATAAAACATATTCAGTAGCAATTAAACAAGAATCTACATCAAGTGAAGTTGGTTGGTTTATAGCAGAAACTTGCCTTGCATTAGGTATGGTTGGTACAATAATAGGATTTTTATTGTTGTTAGGTACAACATTTAGCAATATAAATGTGTCAGATGTTACAACATTACAACGTGCTTTGTCGGATATGGCATTGGGTATGAGTACGGCTTTGTATACCACTTTGATAGGATTAATTTGTTCTATCCTTATCAAGGTTCAATTGGTGAACTTAGAAGTTGTAATAGATGAGAACCGAAACTCGTGATAAATTTAAATCTACAATAGGATTTATTGATATATTATTTAATATATTGATAGGATTTGCTTTTCTATTCATTATAGCATTTATTCTTATCAAGCCTAAAGCGAAAAAAGAGGACTTTGAACGTAAAGCAGAATTTATCGTAGTTATGGAATGGGACGGCAATGCACCAGATGATTTTGATTTGTATGTTCAAGATCCTACAGGACAAGTTGTACATTTTAGAACTCCTCGTGTAAATTATATGCATCTAGACAAAGATGATTTAGGAAAACGTAATGATACGGTATATAATGCTGATGGCACGGTTTCAACTGTAAAGATAAACCGAGAAGTAGTAACTATACGAGGAATTATTCCTGGTGAATATATTGTGAATGGGCACTACTATTCTGATTATGACTTATTACCTAAAAATGGTTCTATCATAGCAAAGGTTGAAATACATAAAGTAAATCCTTATAAAATTATTTGGGTAGGTGAACATGAATATAATAAAAGAGGAATGGAACAAACATTTGTTAGATTTAGACTTGATAAGAAAGGAATAGTAGATCGTAATTTCTCATATTTAAAAAAGAGACATGTAACTCCTAATTATAATTATAGTTCACCTGAACAGACAGGGCAATAATGATTGAACTTTTAATATTTGGTTTATTATTATTGACTATTATTTGTCTATGGTTAATAATAGAGAGAAGAAAAAATTATGCATTTCTTTTCTATTTTATTCCTTTTTTCTTAATAATAACACTATCAGTTTATTGGACATATACTTCTATTTTAGGATTGTCTAAAATAGGATATCCTACGAAAGGACTGTATTTAAGTCATTATGTTGATGAGCCAGATTGGATATATCTTTGGATATTGCAAAAAGGTGTTCCCATATCTTACAAAATAATATATAATAGGCTTGACCATGAATCACTAGAAGGTGTAAAAGCAGAATCAGAAGAAGGAGAATATATGATGCTATCAAAAATGGATCCAGGTGATGGTGATGGAAAAAAAGAAAAAGGGAAAAAAGGTTCAGGGTATACATTAGGTGGAGATATGAATTTTTATAAATGGAAACATCAACAATCTTTATATAGAAAAGATAATTCTAATAAATGAAAGTCAGTAAAAAAGCGAAACTCATAAAGAAGGTGCAAGAGAAAGAGTATTTTAATGACAGAAGAATGGCTATGACCCCCAATACTTGACTTTTACGTATTGGTGTGTTAAAATGTTTATATTTATAAATAAGTATTACTATATAGTAACCCACCCATAATAAGGATTTTACATGTCTCAATACGAATCATCGGATTTAGTAGATAAAATTATGTCAGGTGAGCATAATAATGCCCGTGAAGTATTCAATACTATGCTAAACGATAGAATTCTTTCAGAATTAGAAGCAAAAAGAGTAGAACTGTCCGCAAATATTTTACCTTCGGATGACCGAGAGCAGAACGATATAGTAAGAGATAAGGCTACACAACTTTACCATGAGGTCGATCCTCATTCAGGAGAGACTGTTGACGATTATGATGTTTAATGATAAAGCAGATTGTTGATGGGCGTTGGTACATATCAGAAACCGACACACACTTTGAACCTCAATGTTATCATGGCACTGATTATAGTTATCAATTCTTTCACAGGGAAAAATTATTCGAAACGTTTAAAAATTTGAATTTTATTCCTCGTGAAATTATTGATATTGGAGCACACATTGGATTTTGGGCTAGAGATTTTGTAAAAAACTGTAATAAATTACACTGTTTTGAACCTCATCCTATAAATTTTGAATGTCTTCAAAAAAATTTAAATACAGAAGTTACTGATAATGATGCTGATGTTGTCTTATACAATTGTGCATTAGGTGAAGAAGAGCAACCAGTTTACATGCATTTTGTTGAACATAATACAGGCGAAACTCATGTTGGAGAAGAACTCAAAGATTCATTTTACAATGGAAAGTTTATAGAAGGTAAAGCAAATGCGATCATGTATTCTCTTGATAGTTTCAATTTATCTCCAGACTTCATAAAGATTGATGTAGAGCATTATGAAATGAAAGTTCTCAAAGGTGCAAAAGAAACTATAGAAAAACATCGACCATATATATTAGTTGAAGCCAATGAAAAACTTGTTGAAAATTTCATAATTGATTTAGGATATGAAAACTTATATAAAGACAGAGATTGGTTATTTAAACCATTATGAGAGAAGCAGATATATATTTTGATACAGAAAAACAAATATTAACAATTGAAGAACCTGATGGAACTTCTCACACTTTTACTGTTACTATGTTGAGAGAAGTAAAAGAATTGCTTTCTCGTTATAATTATGCAAATTTTTGCGATATTGGTAACATAGATGAATTTCATCAATTTGTATTCAAAATGGGCGAATTGAGCCCTGAAGTAAAAGATGTTGAGTCCCCTTATTTGAACTGAAATTGATAGTGGAACAATTGATGCACGAAGATACGACACGAATATATTCTTGTAATATATTAAAAGAAAAATCTGATTGGTTTGTGAATGCTATTTTAGCATATAGAAAATATATCGATCCTTTGGGTAAAATTACAACTAATGTTGGAGGATGGCAGAGCCCATACTTTGTGAATCAAGAATTTCCATTCAAAGCATTCACAGAATATTATTTTGATGTTCTCTTTCAATATTATAGAGCATATATGATTGAGATGCACAATCCAACCCACAAGGAACAAGTCGATGGTATATTGTTATATGATTCTTGGTTTACAGTAAGTGATAAAGGAGATTTTAATCATCCTCATCACCATTCCCCTCCAAGATATTATCATAAGTACACTTGTTCACTGGTACATTTTCTTAAAATATCTGATGATAGTGGATTTTATATAACAAATGAAAATTCTAACGATAAATACTATCCACCTGTAAAAGAAGGTGATTTAATGGTTTTTGACTGTAAAACATTTCATGGTGTAGATGAAAATCCATTTGATGAGCCTAGAATAACTGTTGCTTTTAACATGGAATACATAGATGAAACTTCTAGGCAGTAAATTAAAAGATTATATAGCAGTATTTGAAAATGTTATACCTAAATCTGATTGCATGTTCATACGAAGTGAATATACTAACGATCCTTTACTCGCTCCAGCAGTAATATCAGGAAAAATTGGTGAAGATTCACATGTAGATTATGAGGCTCGTAAAGTTTTAGATTTGAACATTTCAGACCCATATATAGTAAATAAGAACGAACACAGACAGAAAATAGAAAAATTACTTCTAGAATACACAAAAGATGTAGTTTATAGATATGGAAAAGAAGTATCTACGCAATTTACAGTAGAACATGCATCAACATTAACATACTTGAAATACAAGAAAGGTGATTTTTTTAAAAGTCATACAGACGATTCTCCTAAAAATAGAAGAGTATTAACTATAGTATTTGCATTGAATGATGATTTTCAAGGTGGTGAGTTTGTATTTTTTAAAGAGGATAAATATATATTGAAACAACTTATGGGAAGTGCTTTAGTCTTCCCATCCAATTTTTTATATCCTCATGAGGTTCGTGAAATAAAAAATGGAGAAAAACATTCAGTTATAATTTGGATTACATAGGAAAAATATGGCTACTTTACAATCAACAACAATTAATGGAACTCTAGATGGTATGACTAACTTTGCTGGTATGATTGCTCCATTTGGGGTTAACTCCGCACCTACAGGATGGCTTAGGTGTAACGGATCCGCCTGGAGCCGTACAACATATAACAATTTATATGATGTCATAGGCACGACATGGGGTGGGAGTGGGAATAACTTTAATGTTCCTGATTTACGAGGACGTTTTATTAGAGATACCGATGATAGCACAGGAAGAGATCCTGGTAGAAACTTTGCTTCATTTCAGGACCAAGGAGTACAATATCACTCTAGGACTGAAGGATTATTTAATAATCCACATACTGGAGGTGGTATGGTATCTCCAGCAAATAGAGGAGTAATGCAAATCATTCATCCTGGATATCCAACGGGACACGGTACGCAAAGTCATAAATCTGTACTTTTTTCCGCCGGTTGGTATCATGCAAACACTGGTGTTGGGCATCATGTTTTTCAACAACATTCCGGTAATGCACCACAAACAAGACCAATGAATGTAACAACCTCATATATGATAAAGGACTAATATGCCCGTAAGACAGTTAAAAGAAAAGGTATTTTACAATATGCATGATGCGAGCCCTGTTATGGGTCATGAGTCACCAAGAGAACCAGGCATCTTTGGAATTCCAGGTGGTGCCGTAGATTCTACACCACCAGATTTTGATAAATCTACTCACACATGCGAATGGGATGAAGAAAGTTCGGACTGGATCGTAGACGAAATCGTGGTTGAAGAAGAAATTTTCATGCAAAAATATGAATTTGATCCAATGGACAGAGTAAGAAATGTTAGAAATCAATTATTGCTAATGTCTGATGTTTATATGACTGAAGATTTTCCTATTACCGCAGAAAAAAAGGCAGAATGGAAAACATTTAGAACTAAACTAAGGGATCTTCCTGTGGATCAACCAAATCCAGGTGGGGAAAACTTTATTAATGACGGCAAGTTAAATATTACATGGCCTGATAAACCTGATGGGGGTTCATATACTGATGAAAACGGTGAACCTACCGGCATATAATTTAATTATTGGAGAATACTATGTATAAACATTTATTTGGAAAAGATTCTACTAAAAATCCAAAAATTGTGAATGACCATAATGAAAAAACTACACTACATCATTTAGAGAAGGACCGAGTCAAAAATCCATATGAAGATAATGATTTAGAGTTTGGTCCATATGATGATTTTGAATTTAGAGTATCGAACATGGTCGTCAAAGCGATTGATATGGTGAATTTACCAGAAAAAGTTGACATTTTTAAGCGTTCAACTGGAGAAAGAGTAGCATATTTGACCTCATATCAAAAATAATATTAATATATAAATTACAATGACTACGTTGAAATTAGAAACATTGATATCGAAAGAATCTTTATCATATATGGAAAAAGAATTTCTACTTCCATATCACACACAAAAAAATCCACCATCTTGGTACAAACAAATGCCTGCAAAAGAGCAATGGACCGAGGCTAATGGGTATGGTAAATTTGAACACGGTTCATATACGTTTAAATCTTGCATTGGTCTGACTCATTGGCTTGCCAACAGTATTTCAATACCGTCCCCTACTGATGTCGAATTTGTTCGAAATCCTGATGGTGAATGGAATTGTTCAATGAAATCGGATAAATTTTTAACTGTATCTGGTTTCGATGGGGCTACTCATAAAACGTTTTCACAGTTTCTAAGAAGTAAAGATTTAAATCCTCAAGTATTCAAATTAACTTTTCCATTCAATATAAAATTAAAAACCTCAAAAATTCCATGGTTCAAGAAATTTTTCACCAAAAAATATGTGAACGCATATTTAACACATCCTTTTTTTGAATCGACAACTGATGAATGGACAATGTTACCTGGTAGTATGCCAGTATGGACAGACAAAGATATTTCATTAAGACTCACTTGTTTTTACGCTTTTAATCGAAGAACAGAATATGTTAAAATGACGAGAGGTGAAATTATTGGTAATCTGCTTATCAACAGAAATGCCTCAGATAAATTAAACATTGAATATGTCTCTAGAGAGATTAATGACTTTGAATATAGAAACAATGAAGCCTTTCAGTTATTGTCGCAAGTAACAAATAAAAAGGCAAAAGTATTTAATAAAATGATAAAAGGAAGATGCCCAATATAATTGAATTTACTTATGTTCAAGACCTAACAGAGGTTGTTAGGCCAATATTTGACAGTATCAAACCATTTCCAATTAAGAATTTATTACCAGAATGGTATAAAGAGTTAAGCACTAAAGGACCACAACATCCAGAGCAACATCCATTAAAGTATCAACCAACCGTGAAAAAGTGTATGCCAGTTATGGAGTATCTTACAAGTGGATATATCATACCAGCATGGGAAGAATTGATACTATATAAAAACAAATATGGTAATATAGAAATTAATACATATGTAAATGGCACTGGTCAGAGGGAAAATTATTTAAGAGAAAATAAACATGACATACGACAAGCGAATACTTTTTCGCATACAATGTTATTCGATGAATATTTTGGCGACCTGGATAGAGAAACTTTTGAGGAAGAATCTGGTGCAGGATTTTGGGTTTCTAAATTAATGAATCCTTGGAAAATAAAAACACCTAAAGGTTATTCTTGTTTATTTACCAGACCATGGTATCATAATCAAAAAATAAATATATTACCAGGCATAGTTGATACTGATAATTTTGACATGGTCATTAACTTTCCATTCATGGTCAATTTAAAATTCAAAGAGTCCTATGAAATTGGAATAGGAGATCCTTTGATATGCGTGTTTCCTTATAAGAGAGATGATTGGCAAATGAAAATTTCAGTAGATTCTAGTGAACCTCAACCAAGTCCTAGCGTTTATAACATCGTAAGAGATTTATATAAAAAATATGTGAGAGAAAAAAATGGAAGAAGTTACAACTGATGGTGGGTCACCAGCACCAAAACGTGAAATTATAAGCACTAATCTTCTAGATTACATAGTCAAATTTGATAATGTTATTCCAGTAGACTTATGCGAAACAATTATTGAAGAATTATCTAAAGATGGTTGGGCCCGACATAAAATGTACGATGATTTCGGTAATGCCGTAGAATCAACGAAACATGAAAATTTTTCGAGATATGGATGTCAACAACATATGTATAGTTACTTAAATGCAGATAGAGAACCATGTATAGTTGCTAGAGAAATAATCATGAATATGTTAGATAATACTGCTGAAAAATGGCATCAACTTCCATTAGTTAAAGCATCCACTGCACAAGCCAATCCTCCAAATCAAAAAATATCTCAACCAAGATTTAATCGATATGAAGAAGGTGAATGTATGCCTAAACATACTGATTTTATTATTTCTGGAATAGGACTTTCATATTTAACATTGTTATTCGCATTGAATGATTCAACCGAATACGAAGGTGGAGATTTTGTAATATGTGAAGACTATGTTGTGAATGATTTCAATACAGGTGACATATTGGTATTTCCATCGTGGATTGCATATCCTCATTTAGTCACTCCTGTTACCAAAGGTACAAGATATACTGCAGTCAGTTGGATTTATTTGACTGGTCTTGGTATGGCCGGTCCAGAACCATCATATTATAAACTTAGAGATGATCGTGTCAATCCTTTTATTTGACCGGTGTAGATGTATGATTGCTTGGGAATAAATATCAATATGATAGATTGGATTCAAAAAAACTTACAGATATTGACAAACAAGAATAAAAATGTTATAATTTATCCCGATACTCTTGAAAAACGTAATCGTAGATTAGAAGACACAACCACAGACCCTATTCTAGAGAAATTACATGCCGAAGCAGGACGAGATAGACTTTTATTTGGAAGCGATCAAAAATCTCCAGAATGAATTGTTTAGATGTGAAACAATGGATGATCGTAAAATAGTTCGTGATGATATCAACAAATATAAACAAAAAGTAAACGAACTTGTAAAGCAATTAGATGAAAACAATATGTTTACAGATTTTTCTAATTAGTTTTATTATTACGGGATGTGTCAGCAAAGCAACTTGTTGGAAGATAATAAATGGCGGTCAATGCATACCCATTCAATCATACAAAGAGTGGAACAAATGCGTTATGTCTTGTGAAAATATTATAATCAGATCAAAAACAAAACCCTTCAAACCCGATGAGTGGATTAGACCGAGACCCTATGCATATCCATGAATATTCTATCGAGACATTATATCACATGAAATGTGGTGAATGTCACAATTGGTGGAGTTATGCCCACACCCCTGACCTCACCTATATTTCAAATCATGATCCCAGATTATTCACCAAAGAAAGAAAGATGCACTGCCCGCACTGTGGAGCAGAAGGTGTATTGAAAACGATACAATGAAAAAACGTTTGGTAATAATGTTATTTTTACCATCGTTATTGTGGGCACACCCAGACGGTGCGACTCCTTATTGGTACCCTGCAACATACATTTATGGGTTTATTAATGGGTGTTGGCAGACAGTTGAGCAAAAACAATCATTATCAAAAAATATGTGGCCAGATGATATAAAAGCAGTTTGTGGTTGTGCTATGGATGCAGTCAGACATGCAATGCCGTTTCATGAAGTAGAGAGCCGTAGTCCAGAAACTCAAGCAAAGTTTGACTTCATTACGAGAGGTGTTCTTCCACAATGTATTATGGAAGTTGAAGCAGGAATTATGTTACGTGATGGTGAAAAATAATACTTGACAATTTCCCTTTTTTTGATACAATATAAACATAATTAATAAGACAA